CGTAGTAAACTCTGTTCTAAGACGCTTGAGAGAGCGCGAGGTTACATCAGTTAACGATAACGCTTATGCGCGTCTTATCGGCACATTCGTAAACGATGCAAAAAGAGAGGTAGAGGATGCTTGGAATTGGTCACACTTAAAAAGCTCGATTCAGGTAACAACTGTTCCGGGTTTTTTTAGGTACGAGCTAAACGGCAGTGGTCAGCGTTTTCGTTTAATCTACGATTACGCTGGACGGCCCGGTGTTTTCAATGATACAGAAGACACCTTTTTACAAAAGTCACCCAGCACTCGCTGGATGTCAAGACAGTTGAACCACAATGATGTCACAGAAAACCAGCCTCAGTGGTTTGAGTTTAACGGCTTTACTAGTGATGGCGATGTGGTTGTAGACTTTTACCCTATCCCAGATAAAGCGTACTCAATTAACTTTGACGTAGCTATCCCTCAAGCTGATTTCAGCACTGATGGCTCTGATGACTCAACAATCATCGCTTGTCCGGCGCAGCCTATTACTTTTGGCGCGTGGTCTAGAGCTATTTATGAGCGTGGTGAAGACGAAGGCTACTTGTCAGACTTAGCTTTTCGTGATTATACAAACGCGCTAGCTGACGCTATTTCATGGGACAATAATAATACTTCTGACGAAGCTAACTTTTTTGTAGTGTAGAATGGCTAAATTATTAACACCATTTTCAGTTGTAGGCCCAGCTTCTTTAGGACTTAATACAAAGCTGTCAGGCTTAGAAATTGGTCCTCAGTTTTGTCTTGCTACTAGAAACTGTGCTTTGTCTAACCAAGGCACTATTGCTGCTAGGCAGGGTTGGGTGCCTTTTGACGGAAACAATCAACTTGCTGGTGCTCCTGACCCAAGAACAATCCATGAGTACATTGACAACGGCAATGAAAGCAGAATTATTTGGTCAGCAGGCAATGACATTTACGAAGGTACAATTTCTGTATCTTCAGTATCTGGAACATTAACCCCTACCGCTGACAACTGGAAGTTTACAAACTTTAACGGCAAAGTTATTGGTGTACAAGAAGAGCACTCACCTATTGTTAAATCCGACGGTGGCGACTTCTCTGAGATTAGCTTTGACGCAAGTATTACTGATCCTATCGACGCTTTATCAGCATGGGGCAGAGTTTGGTACGTTGAAGGCGATGCGCAAACGATCAGGTACAGTGATTTGCTGCAAGAAGACACGCTAACAGGTGGGTCATCAGGCACAATTAACATGTACACAGTCTGGTCTAACGGCACAGACGAAATTGTAGGCATTCAAGAATTTAACAACTACCTTGTCATCTTTGGTCGCAGACAGATTATTTTGTATGCAGGCGGTGAAGATCCTAACACTTCGCTGCAGATAGTAGACATTATCAACAATACAGGGTGCATTGCTCGTGATTCTATTCAGAATATTGGTAATGACATTCTGTTTCTTGGCGAAGAAGGTGTTATCTCACTAGCCCGTAACATTCAAGCAGGCGGTGATGTTAGATCTTTACCTTTAGCTAATTTAACAGACAACGTATCTGACTTTTTGTCACAGTTTTCTTTATCAGAACCAGCTGCTAACATTAAGTCTTGTTACAAAGCAGATGATGGTTACTACTTAATTACGTTCCCGTCATCAAAGATTACGTTCTATCTTAATCTAAGGTATTTGACACCAGACAACAAAGCCAGAGTCTTCTTGTGGTATGACATTAACCCAACAGCTCTGGCTGTAGACAGAGAAGACACACTTTACTTAGGCAAGCCCGGATATTTAGCAAGATACACTGGTTATAGTGATAACGGTGAAAGCTACAGCATGCAGTTCAAGACTGGCTGGGAATCAGGCGGCGGCCAAGTAAGCACATCTACTAAGATATTTAAACAAGCTGTTCTTACAATCCGTGGTGGGTATGCCTCAAGAATTACTTTTGAGTGGGGGTTTGACTTCCTTCCTACTAGCTTTGATTCAGAAAACAATTCAGTAGACGTTTTGTTAACTCCTTCTGAGTACGGTATATCCGAGTACGGGACTGCTGAATATTCTCGTATTAACCCAGTCAGTCAAATTTTGTACAGAATGTCTGGCAGCGGCAAATCAATTCAGTTTGGTGTAGAATCAGAAATTAACGGATCAGAGTTAAATATACAAAAAGCTGACCTTTACCTTAAAGGCGGCAAAATCGCTCGCAGGAGTAGACGATAATGGCGAATTACAACAAGTCAGTTAACTTTGCAGTCAAGGACACGCTTCAGACAGGCGATCCTGACAAAATAGTCTCTGGTGCTGAAATTGATACAGAGTTTAACAACATTTCTTCTTCATCGACAAGTAAAGTAGATAAAGTTTCTTCAGCAACAAGCGGTAACATTGCTTCTTTGACTGCTACAGGCAACATACAAGACAGTGGCCAATCAGTTAACACCCTTGTTCCTACAGCAACTATTATTATGTACGCTGCAGATACAGCACCTAACGGGTGGCTTGTTTGTGACGGATCTCCTATTCTGAGAGCTCAGTTCCCTAACTTATTTAATGTTATTGGAGAACAGTTTGGCGAAGGTGATGGATCAACCACATTTAACTTGCCTGACCTAAGAGACAGAATGCCATTAGGCTTTGGCAATATTGGTGGAACAGATGCAAACAGAGTAAGCAACTTTGATACAAATTTGGGAGACAATGGTGGTTCTGATCTTCATGTACTTTCTATCTCAGAGCTGCCTTCTCATGATCACGACATTCACAGCTTTACTTCTTCTGAGAATCCAGCGCCAAACGAAGCGTATGATCCTGTTTTTGGCCTAATTGACGCAACAGAGACAGGCCCAGAAAGAGGTGGTGTAACTAACACTGGTGGCGATGAAGGCCACAATAACATGCCTCCTTTCCTTGCTGTGAACTTTATCATTAAAATATGATTCATAGAGTTCCTGTAGTCAACAGAAATGATTACACGATTTGGCTAGAAAACTATAAAAACATTGCCAACTTTATCCATGCTGAAGTTTACAAGTATAACAAAACAACTCGTGAAGAATTTGGTAAAGACTTAGACAAACTGATGGACTTGCACCAGAATCCACTTTATGTGCTAGTAGAAACAGATAACAAAAAGCTGAAGAAATTTATGAACATTTATGGACTAACACTAGATCACAAACCTCTCTGCGATGATGGTATCGAGAGAGAAGTCTATCGGTTAGATAGGAGAGTATAATGGGCGACATAGTAAGCTCTGTTGCAGGTTTATTTGGAGTAGAAGGCGGTGAGTCCGTTGATCCGCTCCAGTATCAGCCTTTTAATGTACAGTCACCTCTAGGCAGTGCAAGAACGCAAGGACAAGATGTCAGCGCTCAGCTGTCTCCTGAATTGCAAAGCATTTATGGGGGACTGCTAGGGCAAATTCCTCAGCAGTTACAGCAAGCACAGACTCCACAAGCCTCTTTAGATTTTTTAAGTAGTGCGTTTGCTCCTCAATTTCAAAGACAGCAGACTTCACAAGAGTCTAGACTGTTTAACCAAGGGTTACTAGGCAGCACCACTGGGCAGCTTCAACAGCAGGCTTTAAGAGAGGCTCAGAACCAAGCGCTAGTGGGCAATGCTTTGCAAGCTCAACAGCAGGCTTTCCAGAGAGGCCAAGGTTTATTAGGAAGCGCAGTTAACTTAGCTGGGGCTCCTCTTAATCTTGCTCAACTTGGTGGACAGTTTGGTCAAAGTCAATTACAGGCCGCTGAAGGAACTGCTGGACTTAGACAAAGAGCAGACGAAAACCAAGCTAACTTCTTTGCAAGCCTAGTAAGTGCAGGTGCGACAGCCGCTGCTAGTGACATTAGACTTAAAAAGAACGTAACCCCAGTTGGAAATGGTTTTTATAATTGGGAGTGGAACGACAAGGCCAAAGAAATTGGTGCAGACATCTACCCAACTACAGGCGTAATCGCCCAAGAAATTATGGAAACCTGCCCAGAAGCTGTGTTTGAAGGCGAGCACGGGTATCTGATGGTTGATTACAGCAAGGTGGCTTAAATGGCAAATGGTTTAATGGGTTTATCAAATTTACTAGGTCAATCTAGTAGCGCACAGTCAGGCGGCCTTATGGGTGGTGGTGTATTTAGCCAACCAGAAAGTCGTGGACAAAGACGCTCACGTCTGTTAACAGATGCCATCGCTAGTGCTGGGCAGAACCCATACGCTCGCTTAGGCGCATCTTTTGGCGGATTAATTGGTTTAGGCGGCAGAGCTGCTGCTGAGGGGCTAGGTATTGTAGATGCTCCAGCTGAAGTACAGCGCAACCAAGCAATCAGCCAAGTCCAGCAAGAAGTGCAACAGCGTGGTCTAGATCCTATGGCTAACCCTGCTGAGTTTGGTGAATTTGTTTCAAGCAGATTTCAAGAGCTTGGACAGCCAGAGTTGGCCACACGAACTCAAATGCAAATTCAACAAATGATGCCTGAGCCACAGCAACCACCAGCAGCATTTCAAAATTTAGCGTTAAGAGCTAGAGCAGCTGGGCTAGAACCCGGAACTAGGGAGTACGCTGAGTTTTTTAGGACAGGTGGTAGAGAGCCTGATGCAGGAACTAATGTGACTATTCAAGGGGATACTGGCCCTCAGGTCGGGACTATCCCTCAAGGCTTTCAATTAGAGGAAGTTGACGGGTCATACAGGCTATCGCCTATCCCCGGAGGCCCTGCTGATCTTGAAGCACAACAAGCCGAAGAGCAGGCTGAAGGAAGAGAGGAGCTGCAACAAAGAGCAGGTCAGGTTGTTTTTGAAGACATTGAAAGACTTGAAAATCTTGTAAGCAATGATTCTATTTTAGATCCTGTGCTTGGTGTAAAAGGTGTTGTAGCATCTCAGATACCGGGAACAAAGCGAGTTGATGCAGAGTCTTTAGCTCAGACAGTCAGAGCTAACATTGGTTTTGATAGACTCCAGCAAATGCGCGAGGCTTCGCCAACAGGTGGTGCTTTAGGGCAGGTTTCTAACCAAGAATTGGATACTTTGCAGTCTGTGCTAGGAAGCCTTTCTTTTTCTCAGAGTCAAGATCAGTTACTACAGAATTTAGACAGACTTAAGCAAATCTATTCTGTTATTCTTACTAAAGCTCAAGCTTACCCCAATGCCAACGACTTTGGATTTGGAGAATCCTCTGCGCCAGCAGGTGCAGCAGCAGAAGGCCTAGGTAATGGTGAGGGCGGCTCTCCGACAGTAGACTGGAGTGATATGTAATGGCTAGGAATGTAAGACTACCCAATGGTGTTACTATCCGTAATGTGCCAGATGATGTCACTGCGGAACAAGTAAGACAGAAAGCTATTGAAACAGGAAGAGCTACAGAGCAAGACTTTTCTCAACGTCCGCCTAGACAGCAGCCTGCTCCCGGACCTCTTGTTAGGATGAGAGATCGTCCTGAGCAAGTTGGTCAGGGTGGTGTACCCGGAGGATTGTCACCTTCTGCATCACCGTTTGACAGAGCAGCAACGATCCCTTCAGACGTCACTAGAGAGCCTGTAAGCCAAGTAGCCTCTAGAGCCGGTACTGCCTTAAGAGAAAATCTTGACATTCCCGGAGGCATGGCTGGGGCTGTTGCTGGCGCACAAGCAGGAACGCCGCTTGGGCCTGTTGGCATTGGAACTGGTCTTGTTGTTGGCGGTGCCTTAGGCACTTTTGGCGGTTCAATAGCGTCAGACGCACTGTCTGATGAGGAAATGGACTTTGCCAAAGCTACAGAAGAAGCTCTTTTGTCGGCAGGTATTGACACTGCAACTCTTGGCGCAAGCAGATTTTTAAAACCAGCTTACTTTGCTATGAGAAGAAGGTTAGGTTTTGAGCCTAATGATGCTGCACAAGAAATTGTCAATAAGTTTACCGCTGGCGGTGAAGGTGGTCAAGCAGGATCTCCTGAGTCTATTGCCAGAACTCAAAACATTTTTTCTGAGGGTGGCGCAAGTCTTACACCTTTCCAGACAGGGCAAGCAACTGGCTTACAAAACTTTGGTGACAGAGTTGCAAGAATAGGTATTTTTTCTGAGCCTATTGTTCAAAAAAATATTGATAGACAGAGTGCAATTATCAACGAAAGAATGGAGTCTTTAATCACTGATGCTGTAGCATCTACAGACGAGATTGCTCCGCAAGCCATAGGCGACATCGTATTCTCTTCTATTCAGCAGGGTAGACTCGCTCTTCAGGATTCTTATGTAAGAGGGCTGGACGACATTTCTAGCAGGTTTGGCAGAGCCGCAGTAAGAAAAGAACCAATCCTGAACGAAGCTAGACAATTTCTAGACGACAAGGCTTTTGCAGGAGGAGCTTCTACAGAATTAGATGATTCTGCTGTCAAAGTTGTTGACGATTTAATTACAGAACTTGAGCAATCCCCTAACTCTCTTACAGTAGATGATTTGTTTAAGTTTGAAAAGAAGTTACAAACACAAATAAACCAACTATCTGATTCTAGAGCTACAGGTTTTAACTCAGTAGCATCTGCTCAGTTGTCTGAGCTATCCTCTAGAGTAAGAGATAGAACTCTAGACTTGTTTGAGAATGTTAACCCAGAGCTCAGGAATAGATTTCTTCAGTTAAAAGATGAATACAGCGATGGTATTCAAACTCTAGTTCCTAAAATCAATAAGAACATGATTGACAATGCCTCTTCTAAAGGCATGTTTAGCACTATTGGTAACACTCTGACAACAACAGGGAAGCCTGAACAGATCAATGCTTTTTACAACAGTGTTAGAAGATCTTTTGCTGAAGCCAAAAGAGAAGGCAGAGACATGCCTTTTGACTCAGCAGATGACATTATAAACAGAGTTAGAGAAGGTTTTATTGCCAAACACATGAACCTTGGGCCTAACTTTGATTTAAGGCAGTATAGCAAGCTCAGTAGATACTTTGAGACTCCTGCTAACCAAGAGCGGGCAAGAGCTGTTCTAGGTGAAAAATATGACCCTTTTAAACAGCTTGTAAATGCTATGTCTGAGGCATCTGCCAGACCTGACAGTAACATTGGCGAGTTAATGATCAGATCTAAAGAGTTTACTGCTCTTTCTGGGATTACTCAAGCTGGAGCCGGTTTCGCAGCAGGCGGACTTGGCGGCGCGGTAGCGTTGCTAGCCTCGCCTATCTTTCTTGCAAAAGCCGCAACAAACCCTAAAAACATTAACAAAATTATAGCTTTTGACAAAAGAAGTTTTGGTAGCAAAGACGCTTTAGAAACAGCAGCCATAAATACTATGACTGATATTTTCAGAGAACTGTCAGACGAAGATAAACAAGAAGTAAGGTCGTCCTTGATTCAGACAGAGCCTAACATGCCTGTTATGACAGGAGAGGAAGAATAATGACTATTTTTAGAGGCCCAAAAGAAAACACACTGCCAGATGGCTCAGTAATAGCTACCCAAGGAGATATTGCAGAGGCATTGACTCAAGCAATAGCAGCTCAAGGTGCTGCTGAGTCTGCACAAGCGGCTGCTGAGGCTGCTCTTGACACCTTTGGTGATCAGTACCTAGGGACAAAAACTTCTGACCCTACAGTGGACAATGATGGAGACCCATTGATTGATGGTGCTCTGTACTACAACACTACAGATAACGTTGTTAAGGTATATGACTTAGGCAATGACCTATGGAGAAACTTGACATTAT